TTTGAAGTTGGATTGTAGACTACTAAATTTGGTGGAGTTGTATAATCTGAACCACCATTTATTATTTCTATATCACTCAATTGATCTAAATTATCAATATTAAGAATTGAAGGAATGAAAACTTCTGGTTCTAGAGTCTTATCAGAGGAATATTCGTAACCAATATCTAATATTCTAATATTTTCTATTTTTCCTATATTTTTTGAATCAGCTACTAAGTTTGCATTTATTCCTTGATCAGAAGTTACTTCTTTGAAAATTGGTACTTTTTTATAATTAAATCCGTTAGATAAAATCTTAAGATTTTTTATACTACCAGTAACATTTTTTGATTTTGTTGAATATTCAATTACATCACAGTTTGTCTCATCATAATTTAAAAATTCAGGTACTTTTGGTGAAAAATCAAATGTTTCATCAGTAACGTTGGAAATTTTGTAATCTCCATTATATAAACTATCGACAAAAATAATTTGAGAATAATTTTGTACATCAGTATCTGCTGTACTTATAAATCCACCTTTTGATAATCCATAATATAATATTGGTGGAGAAGATGTTGTAGGTTGTAAAGTTAAAGTTGCCCCGACAAGATCATTTAAATCAGTTCCTAAACCAATAGTACCTTGAGTTTGAACATTAAATATAGTTGAATCAAGAGAACTTAAATACTCATTTTTACCATTTTGATAAAAAATCTTGAAATCAAAATCAGCAAGATTTGTTGTGGATAAACCAAATGTAAGTTTTGAATTTTTATATACCTTAATTTGAGGATTTATTGGTGATATGACCTGATTATTTCCACCTGTATTTGCAGTAATATTAATTAATTTAATTGGATTTGCAAATAAATCATTATAAGTCTCAGATAATTGAAAATATCTACTGTTTACTTTATGAACAAAATAGGAACCATTTGGTATTCCCGAACCATCTCCAGTATAAAAAACTTTATCGCCTGTTTCAAATCCATGATTTGCAATGTCAATTCTATTTGTCTCTACATCTGCACTTACAAATTTTCTTGGATTTATAATTAATTTTTCAAACTCTGAGTTATAGTCAACCTGTACAGGTGTAGTAGTTCCTATTCCAACAGATAAGTTTGGAATAACATTAATTGAAACTATATCTCCATTCTGCAATTTGTGAGTCGTTGTATTCGCAGCAGCAACGTTTGTTGTTAAAGTGCTTATAACTTTATCAATATCGCCAGTTACTTGTTCAAATTGTGTTGTTAAACTATAAAGATGAGTATTGATTCCACTAACATTACTTGCATTTGATTTAAAATAAAGTCCCTCACTAGTACCACCAACACCAACAGTTGACAAACCAATATAATTATTACTTTTTTTAATTACAAATAAATCTTGTGTATTTCCTGTGAATGGTATTGAAAAATTACCATTTACATCGTTTGGATCATCAGTATTTGCAACATTAATTTGTTTGTTAGAGACATCAGGAACAGTAAGTGTGACTTTTTGTCCTGTTACAAAAGGATGATCGGGAATATAAATTTGTCTGTTAGGAATTGATATTGATTTTATTGTTTCCCCAAAGAAATAATTTGTTGATATACCTACACCATCAGTTCCTAATCCTATTTGTTGAGGAGCATTAAAGAAAATAACGTCATTCAATTGAGAATCAAATTTAGTTGTTTTTACGGGTATTGATATAACTGTGTTTAAAATATCAACATTTGAACCATATGTATGTGCTATTCCAGCATTTCTAAAGACACGAATAATTTTTTGTGAGGGAAATATATTGATTATTTTTGCAGTTTCGTCATCAGTGGTATTTCCAGAACCTAATCTTACTGATCCACCAATTGAAACGTCGTTTGGTATCTTATTAACAAAAATATCTTCTATAGCAAGATTGCCCGTGGTTATAGATTTTGTTGGTGCTATCAAAAATACACGAGATGTATTAATACCAATTTTGTGGGAATTTGTCAATCCCATAATTGAGGTGTTTAAACCAGAAACTAGAATATTATCTTCATTATTTAAATCGATAAATGGTAAAAATTTTCCTTTTACTTCATTATTACTTACCCAAGTAAATACAATATCTTCAAATGTGGTGAGATTTGTATTAATAGAAGATACTCCAAGACCAACTATATCGCTTACTTCTGCACTTAAACCTGTTCCATTTGTGCCTGTATTATCAAAAGATGTGAGATCTCCAACTTTATATCCAGTTCCTGGATTTAATATGACAATATTTTCTACTCCACCCTTAGATACCGATGTTACCTCCGTTGTTTGTCTTATGGTTTCATTAGATTCGATTATAAAATCATAATTAGCAAACTCTTCACCTACATTATATGGATAAGTATTTCTAGATAAATTTGAATTATTGAAATCGAAGTCATGAGTTAATTTAAGATTATCTTGTATTAATGGTAATCTAAAAGTTTTTCCTACAACATAAGGATATGCTCCAACTAATTTACCATTAATGTCTACCTCTGCAGTTGCAAAGTAAGCGTACACACCGTTTGGAAACTCTGGTGTTTTACAAAATCTTCCATTGTGTGTATCTAAATCTCCAGAACCGTCATAGACAAAATCATTAATGAAATATCCTGCCTTAAAACCAGATGGTCTATTTACAACATTATTAATATTTTTCGTATATGATGAACTTATTAATTTTAAAGGAGAATTAATGCTATTTGGATCACTATATCCAAATGGACCATATATTGGATTTCCATCATATGCCCAACCAATTATTGATGAATGATTTGTAGGTTTATCAAAATCACCATTACTTTTTATATCAAAAGTTTCTTTTTGCAAATTATTAAGTAGTTGTTGATCACATCCAATTACTCCAAAACTTAAGAAATCATCTCTTGGAACAAGTATGGTGTCACCAGATCTACTTTGTTCATTTATTTGTAATTTTCTTATAATCGTATCAAAAGCACCATTTATACCAGTATTACTAACAGTTGCCTGTGTGGTTGCTTGATTGTACCCTATACCAGAATTAATTACGACAGTATCAATTAACTTACCATCATTAATTATAGGTCTTACAACAGCACCTGCACCCTGTTCAGTAGATATAATTTCTATTTCAGGGTTTGAAAAATAATTTTCTCCTTGATCAACTACTATAACTTCTACTATTTTGCCATTTGCAATTATAGGTTTGAGTTCTGCATATCTTCCACTCTCAACTTTTGCAGCTGGTTTTGATAAATTATTTAATATAGATGAACCATAGTTAGAACCACTTTCATATAGATAAGCACCAGTAAATGAACCTTTTACAAAAGGTGTTATAGTAAAATCACCAGTTACCGTGCCACCATAACCTACTTCTATATTGACTTTAATATCAGGGTATTTAAAAGTCTGATATCCTGTTCCAGTAGAATTTAAACCAACAACTTTACCTCTTTCAAAGTCTACAATTGATGTACCACCTATACCAGCATCTGCTAGTTTGAATGAATTATCATCAACTTTCATTACATAATAAGATGATGTTGTTGACAATCCTTGAATTGCTTTTGGCATTGTTGAACCAATACCAACCATAGGTGAATAATTAATTAATTCACCGTTATTGAATCCATGATTTACAAAATTTATAGTATCAAAAGAAGTTGATATTCCAGATGGTTTAACAACTAATTTTCGATGTTGATATCCCTCTCCAGAATTAATTACTTTTATATCATTTATAGTATTTTTTGTTATCGTTCTAAAGAGATGAATACCACTTGCTGCTGTATCAGTTGATAATCCAACGGTATTGATACCAGATAAAGCATCATTTTTGGTATTGTAAATTCTAACTGTTGTAGGATTCACAATTCTTACATAATATGGGTCTCCAGTTGCTAATGTCCCAGTAATTGTATTTGTTCCATCATAAGCAGCACCTATTCCAATTGATGGATTTCCATTATTTAAATAGTATACTAACTCTCCATTTTCTAAATTATGAACTTGTTGAAAAGTAACAGTTTCATCATTAATGTCAATTCCACCACCAAAAAATATATCTCTACTGTCAAATGTTAATTCTCTATATCTATCCCCTGTTACTGCTTCTAAAACACATCCTGTTCCATTTCCACCAGTTAACGAAATATTCTTGACTGATTCAATATCAAAATCCTGTTGATCTATGAGAACCTTTTCAACTGAACCAGATAAAATAGGTTCTGCTAGTGCTTGTTCACCCGAACTAGTTTCTATAATTATTTTTGGAGGGTTGATAATGTCATAATCCGATCCACCATTTATTAACTCTACACCAGTCAATCCACCGTAATTTATAAAATCCTCTGATACTGGGGATCTTAATTCTACTCCATCCTTTAAAATTCCAATATCACCAATGTTTTCATCATTATTTGATACATTAAATAAATTTTGAGTTAAAGGAAATCTTCTTAAAATTTTATTAGCACTTATTTTCTTATTATGTTGTTTCTGTAGAGTGAATACATGTTGATCCTTAGTAGATGCTCCTAATCCAACTTGTACAGTGCTCGCTGTACCAATCTGTGATCTAGACAAGTATAATGCAATTTTAGTGATATCTACACTAGGACCCTCTATTACTGGATCAACATAATATAATTGACCATCACTTAGACCTGGAATAACGTCACTTGGATCACTATTTGCAGAATTAGGATCTTTAATTGAATTATATACTACAGCATCACCTTGTATAAATTTAATATCTCTACTTGAATTAAAATTAAATTTTAAATGATTGTATAAACCGTTTATAGGATCTTGAGCATCAAGTGCAAAATTAATACTTGTTTGTGCAATACCAGTAATTGTCTCTTTAATTACCTCATTTGTAATGGTATAGTCAGGTAATGAATTTGATGCAACATATCCATCAGTATTTCCATCAACATAAACATTTAAAACACTTGATATGATATTGTTATTTCCCTCTTTTATTTCTGTATTTAAACTGGATGCTTTATTAATTACTCTACGAATATCATATTGTTCACCTGAAACTGGAGTAAATCCTAAATTTGTTACGGTTATTTGATTTAAATTAGAGTCTACATCAGACACTGTGAAAGAACCATCTACAACTTGTTCATTTCTTCGTAAAACTTGAAATAAATCACCCTTTTTAATAGATGATTTATCAACCTTAGCATCTAATTTAATTGTTCCACCAATTTCACTTGTCGTACCAATACCAACTTGGAATCTTGAACTTGTATTATAAATCCAACTATTTGCAAATATTTGCTTATCATTTGCAGAAACATTTAGTATTTTTTCACCAACATTCTTTACAAATATATTTTCCCCCTCTCTAACTAAAGATACGTTATCATCAGTCACTAGTTTGGATAGAACTCCAGTAATTCTTAAATCAACTTTTTTAGTTACGTCACCATTTTCATATCCAAATACAAAATCATCATTTCTAATATTATCTGCAGTATTAATTGGAGTTGTTATACCTGAACAACCAAAAAACTGGTTAATGGATTTTGATTCATAGTTGATTGTATTAGATCCACTTACTAAAATCCCTGTGTTGCCGAACCCTACAGTTGAATCAACAGATATAATAGTATCAGTTGTCGATACTCCTGATAAAACTTTTGTATTTGGATTTACAGTGAATATACCTTGTATTAAATCACGATCACTATATCCTACAAATAATGCAATACGATAGTAATTTTTACCATCTCTACTGAATATTTCAACCTCTGATACAGACGCATTAGTACCTAAATCATTATTTTTATATATTGTTTGTCCTACAAGATTTTGAGGTTCTGCATCTTCTGTAATTAAATCCGCAATTATTGTCTCTCTTCTTATATACTCTGCATCAGATGGTTTTATTAAGTTATTTTCAAGATCTAAAACTTTAGATTCTACCCCATACAATACCTTAAACAAAACTCTAATTGACTCTTCAATACCTTTTGACTGATAAAATGAACGAGCAAATTTTACAAAGTTACCTACATCCAAATCCGTTGATAAAGTTGAATCTTCAAAACCAGGTAAAAATGTTTTCTTTAATTTTTTGTAAAATTCTTGTAAAAATAAAACAGATAAATTTTTAACCGAAGAACCATTAGTATGAGATGTTGCTGTAGTTTCTTCAAATTTCAAACTTTCATTATTGACATCCAACAATGAAGATGAAACTCCAACATTATATCCTGTTACTCCACTGAAACCACGTAAACATCCAGTGAATGAAGTTGATGTTATTCCAGTATAAGATACTATCTCATCATCTATCTTCAATAAACCATACTCAGATGGAAACCCTTTAGTGCTTGGAACATTTATAGTTGTGTCATCTGATTCTATAGCAGTTGTAATTGATGTAACACCTACAACAACTTCTGGAACTAAATTATCAACTTTCAAATATTGATCAAAATTACTGATTAAATCAGTTGTACCACCCTGAAATTCTTGAGAAATATAATATTGTTTAAAAAATTCGACTGCATTAGGAAAATCAGCAGAGATAAACTCTGGTAATTGATTTTCAATAATGGTATTGACCTTTATTCTTTTGTCAATTTGTGACATAAATTATTTCCTCTCTAAAACTCCATTTGAGTAACTTGAGGTATAGTAATCTCTAGTAAATACAACACCTGATACATCTTCTCCTGATGCTATTACGTCCTTCACCATATTTATGTTACTATTAGAGATGTCTAAACTGACAAATAAATCTTTGAGACCTATAACATCATTTGATTCAGGGAATGCTTGTATTTCGATTATATTGTTTTGAGAGACGGTTGAAGTGATATTAATAGTGTTTAATATTACTTCACCCTTTTTATAATCAACAGAACCTGCTTCCTTCATAAGAACTTTAACATTATTTTTTTGATCTTTAGAAACAACACTAATAGTTCCTTTCATAGTTCCATCAAGATTACCTGCAGCATCTTTACTTGGAATATCAGTAAAATATGCTGTCTCTGAACTACCAGAAATCGTAAATCCAGTGCTTTTAATGTTATAACCAGCAGGATTAATATGAAACATATTTCCAAAACATAATTCATATTGAGCAAATTGATTGATTAAGGCATTCAAGTCTCTTCTAATGATTACTTTAGTAATATTTGAGGTAATACCGTCATCAATACGGTCAATCAATTGATTTACTTTACTATACTTAAATCTTCCACCAAATTTATTCATCTCAACGTTATCTGCGTAAGATTGTAATGCACCCAAAACATCTGTTCTTAAATCAATTGATGATCCTATCTTTATAGGGTCATAATATACATTTGAGTCTATTTCAATATAAAGTACCTTAAGGTCAATAATCTCAGAGTTGATACCTGCAATCGCATAACTTTTGAGTTTATTTTTTATCTGTGATTTATCAAAATCAGATATAAAAGTACCATTTTTTGGTTTAATACTAATCTGTACTTTTCCAAATTGTGGTGGGTCTAACTCTTCTCCTCCAATGACTGCAACAGATTCTGTTTGAGGGTAAATTTGATTAATTATTGCCTCATAATCTCTTGACGTAACTGCCCTGTATTGTGCTGAGTAAAGTCTTGGAGCAAAATACTTAATAGACGACACATCTTCAACTTCTGCCCCATCAGAGGCGTTTGAAACAGTAGTTACTGATATACTATCTGTTGGTGTAAAGAATCCACCATCATCCTTTGAGAATGTTCCTTGGAAACTAAAATTACTTGGACCATTTCCGTCTTTTCCATCAGTTACAATATAAGTGGCAGTAATTATTGACCCATTTTCAAGTTTTTTACCGAAAAATCCATCTCCAAATAAAATTTCATATTTTTCATCTTGAACTTCTTGTGAAAGATAGATTTCTGAGTTTTTATTTAAATTTAAAATATTATCAACCTTCGCATACTTTCTTCCTATCGTTGTTTGGTTTGGATCTGCAACATATACGTTCAATGTTGATGCGTCTATGCCAGGACTATCAATTATAAATCTTTGATCCTGTGATGTATCAACTCTGTATACACGAGATAGAAAAGTTCCTTCATATACTGATATATTATCGCCAAATTGAGCAAATGAGTGAATAATCGGATTTCCGTTTGTATCTGTACCTACACTTTGACTTACAACTTTAGTTGATGTAACATTTTCAGGTATCGAAAAACGATAAGTTGTATTTTCAACATTTCCGATACAAACAAGACCTGATCTAAGTGTTAACTTCTTTGGTGTAGCGTTTGAAGTCAGTCCCATATCAACATCATCAAGTTTTATTGTTGCAATCGCTGATCTTCTTGAACGTGGAACGTATCCAATGTTTCGAGCAAGTGAAACTACGTTTTCACGAATTGTTGCAGAGTCTAAAAACGCTTCATTTGCAACTAAGTTTGCATTAAATGAGTTAATATAAGTATTATATGCTAAAGTATCAATTAGAACAGAAAAGTTTGACCCTTCAAAGTCAAAATCTTTAAAATTGGAGTTTGAACGGAGAAAATCCTTAATCTGTGCTTTGATATTTTCAAAGTCTAAACTAGTGTACTGAGTAAAGGGCATATTATCTGGTTGGTTCTAATATAAAACTGAAAGATTGAGTTGGAACGTCTAATCCAACTATATCAAAAAGTACCTTAACCTCTAATTCATTTTGATCTGGTCTCCCTACCACTTCAACACCAAGATTACTGACTCTAGGTTCAAAATTATACACTGTTTCACGTATTTGGTCTTCAATTACAACAACTGTTGTCCTTGTATAGTTCTCAAATAGTGAATCTCGTACATCTGTGCCTATTAATGAGTTAAAAAACCTCTCAGTAGGTATTGTTTCAACTAAATTTCTCACTGACCTGACAATTGCACGTTCATTTAGTAGCACAGGAAGGTCTTTAGTCACTGGATGAGGTGAAAAAGACAGACTTATATCCTTAAATGCTCTTGATTTGCGTGTAATCGCCATTATTGATACTTTTAGATTTATTTATATCCCATCACGGAGTATATTCGTATCCATACTTCTGTAAATATTCTTCAAATTCATCATCAGGGACTAATCCGTCCCAATATTCCTTTTCAGTATATACTTTTTTCTCTTTTTTAAGTTGCTTTTGGTTCAAATGGTTTTCGATCATTGTTTTCTTTCCTTTCTTTTGATGTTTTCCAAAAATAATTGTCCTCTGAACCTAATCCATCACGGTCATGACCGTTTTCGACCTGATAATATGCAGTTGAAACCTTAAAATCAGGCACTTTAGGTGTTTCTGGAGTAATACTATTGTCATATATCCTCATTCGATTGTTTGGATAGAGACAATATTGTCCATTATCCAATTCTAAGAGGTTATGAGACTTATGTTCAGCAGGTGATTCACTTGTTGAGTAGTCAACTGTGTCAATATCTTCGTGATAGTTGTCTAAAGTGCAAATATAAGTGCCTGTTTGTGTTCCAAAGTCTCTTGTATACACTTCATAGTGCATTGATCCAATAAAATTCTTACAAATTGCAGTCAATCCGTAGTCCATACAGTTCCAAAACTGTAAATTATGCAATGGCATATCAGGATCGGGTGTTTCTGGTGACGAAACAAAAGCGGATATGGGCAATTTATCATAAATCGCAGCATATTCGGGTAAATACGTCTCAAAATAAAAGGCACGACCAGGAATGCTCTTGGCCGATACCCATACTCCTCGTTCAAATTCACCATGCCCACTCTTATGGTCGGTTAAATATTCCTTTCGTACCCATAATTCAACAGCAGGTAAATTACAAATAAGTGAACTCATTAACGACCCTGCCCTCGGTATCTTTTACGAGCCGAGTTACGAGAGGAAGCGGAGTATTTCGAGTGCTTCCCTGTTCCTTGTCGAGTTTTTTTGGGTCGTGACTCACTAATATAAGTACTTCCCATCATTCCTGATCGTTTTGCCATTAGTCTTCCTCCTTTATAGGTTCATAAGTAATATCTTTTTGTATTGGTTGACCAGTTACATACTGTTCAACAGCGTAGTCTTCCAGACGGTCAAAGAGTTCTGATTCACTGACGTTCCAGAAAACTACCTTGCCTTTGCGTAGTATATTGTATCTTGTCATATGTGGGAGTTTTATATCCATTTATATGATTCTGGTTTTCTCGTGACCAACTCTTATACGTGGATCGCACCAGATTTCAAATCCTGCCTCTTTTGCATCAAGACAGAAAGAAACGTCCTCACCGCACATATCTTGAACCTCTCCTGATTCAAATACCTGCATCTTTGGAGCAAACCAAGGATAAGGCATACCTTCGTGTTCAAAGACTCCGTTCTTAATCAATAACCAACCAAAACCACTATAGTCAACTGTAAATGGTTTCTTTCTCTTACTGATACTTTCAATTGTTTCGTGATTCATCACTCCACCGTTTCCACGGAAATCACTTTCATCTAACCAGTGAGCAACGGATGTTGTCTTTCCATCTTCGGTGCAGTACCATCCTGCAACAATCTCTCTTTCCTTCTCAGGGTCAACGTGTAACTTAAATCCTGCAAGTTTTGTTTTATCTGTACCATCCTCATTCTTCAAAGGTACTCCCTTTTCATCTAATTCTGGTTGATATACTTCTTCCTTTGTAACTGCCTGTTCTGGAATTGCATTCAATATTAACTGATAGAACTTCTCTGTGTTGAATACAATATCTGAGTCAATCCAGAGCTGATAATCATATTTGAGTTTACCATCCCAAGGTATTTGATTCGGTCCTCTTAAGACATTTGCTCCTAAACATTTGCATCTTGCAAAGTTTACCATTGATGAATAATCTTGAGATATCTGTATTGCTGCTCCTGCTTGTACTAAATCAAATGCTAAAGTTACAAATGATTTGAGAAAATTATATGAGACTCCTCGACCTGGTAAACAAAAGACAATTGTTTTTCCTTTTACCAATGCTCTTGCTAAAGCATAGTCCCATTCTGGTTTTGAAGGAGTTGTTTTCTTCGGGTTTTTCGCTTTGACTGTAAATCCTTTCGCCATAATGTGTTGTAATTACATTCATATCATACTGTAATTTATACACTTTGTCAATGCTTCTTTTTATTACTTGGTTCGGCAAACAAGAAAGGTTTATACGATATCAGTATATGGTGTTTCTTTCCAGTACTCTTTTCGTAAGTATCAAATATGATATTGAATCGTATGTGGCGATTTTTAAAAATTACCTTACCAATCCGAAACTCTTCTTCATTCATTAATAGGAATGCTCCATAATTTGTTCTTCCTTGATGCATACATCATCAAGACATTCAGCATATGTAATATCTTCTTTCCAATATGATGTATATAACTTATTCCATATTAACGTGAACTCATCGAGTGATAGATTCTTGAATAGAACTTTTTCTTGAAAGTAAATGTGATAGGTTGGATTCATTGGGATACCTCTTGTATGTGGATGCCAGTTGTGTCTACGTGCCAAACTAATTCTGTGTCCTCGTACCAGTCAAATTCATTGATTACCCATTCAGGTACGACTATTTGATATTGGTTTGTAATTGGATCGATTGTGATGGGTACTTTTGAATCTTCGTACTTCTTCATAAGGGATATGTTTTTCACTTTTCCAGTATATAGTACATAGGTATTTTTGCAAATCCTGTGTGGGCATTTTTACACACGAAAAAATTTCTGTACCCCCTGTGTAAATCCTTTGCGTTTTCCATAGAGCTGTCGCTTTGGGTCGTTTATAGCTTATATGGTACCTTGCGATTTTACATACGGGGGGCAACCCGCCCCCGCACTGCTCCTCACGCACGAACAGGGTTTCAGTCCCTGTCGGTGTAACCGCCTTCGCTGACCCGCTTACCGTTCAGTGCATACCACACAACCTCTGCGAATCCGTTCTCCTGTGCAAGGTCATAACAGATGCCCCAAGCATCGCCAAGTCGTTGACCGACTGACTCCTTGATGTTTGTGTTGGGGACTTCTACAAAATATTCAATCATAATTTAATGGGGT